CGGCGCCACCTGGACGGGTTACTTCGATGCGGAAGACACGGCACCCCTATCGGTAGGCGTCGAATTGCCAGAGGATGCCAAGGTCATCCTGCTTTGGCGGGTCGGAAAAGGTGAAGGTGCCGCCCTCATAACTGATCGTGGCCCCGCGCTTCGGGTCCGCCAAATCGGCGTACACAAAATCAGCCTTCCTGAACTCGAAGCGCAGCACGTTCTGTTCGATGTCGGCCTGCCCCATCTCAGCGACACTGTCTCGATTGCCGATAAGACAGCGGAGGGTTGTCGTCTCGGTATCACCAGCGGGCGTGTATTCAACATCCTCGCCGCTATGCTCGAACAGCGTGTCAAGCATAGCCGTGATCTGCTCGCGCATATCAGGCCGCGGCGCTCACGGGCTCAAGTGTGGCCGGCATGCGGATGATCTTGGCGGGGTCGCCCTCGAACGTGTAGGCGCCGATGTGCTTCAGCTTGATGTAGGGGTCCATCCAGACTTGGCCACCGGCCGCACGGAAACGACGGCAGAAGCCGTAGTCCTCTGACCAAAGGATGCCGTCCTCAAGCTGGGCGGGGAAGAAGTCATAGAGCCAGGGGAGGACGTGATCCTGCACGTTCTGCATCGCCCTGATCTTCGACTCCGGATACGCCTCGATGTAGCGCAAGAAGGCCGCGCGCTTGAGGCAAAGGAAGCCGGTCGCGGCATTGCCGATTTCTATGCGGCCCGTGCGCGGATCGCGGTTGGAGTGCCCGTTCTCGTCTACGAGCGGGTGGAAGGGGTATTCAATGGGCAGCGTCTTCTTCGGATAGAGTGCGCAGATGCATTCCACATCGTGGCTCAGGAGCTTAAGAACGTCCTTCGGCTCCCACTCGATGTCCGCATCGATGAAGAAGAGGTGCGTGGCGTGCTCGATGGCGAGGAAGTTGGCCGCGATCAGGTCACGGCCACGCTGCACCAAGCTCTCGCTCTTCGTGCCGACGAATGCCGTCTGCACCCCCTGACTCGCCAGCAGCAGCCGTGTCTCGGCGTAACATTCGGCCCACTCGATCCGGACCTGGCCGCCGTAGCAGGGCGTGCCGATAACGACACGCCCCACTTGGGCATCCGCCTGCCAGCGGGGAGCTTTTGGCAGGCGCCTAGACCGCCGTCGCCGGGGCGGCTGCGGCAGAGGCGTGACTTCCGCTGTCATGGTCAGAAGCTCGGGTTGAGCCTCACGTAGACAGAGGTGTCGGTGTTGGCGACGGCGTAAGCGAAGACGCCGACGCGGGTGTTGGAAGTCGCCGAGATGGTGACGTTGCCGTTCGTGGCATCGAGATAGGCATTCGCCCCCTCGGTAGCCGAGGTCGAAGCCGCCGACGCCTTGTTGAACTTCCAGACACCACCGGTCCGAAGCTCGACCTTCTCGCCGGTATTGGCGCTGTAGGTCGCAACGCCGAACATCTGACCGATGACGACGAGCTGACCGCTGTTGACGTTGGCGGCAGCGGTGACAGTCATCACCTCGCCGGGCTTGTGGAAATTCTTTGCCATTCAAGTCACTCCTACACGGTGGCGTACTCCGCCGGACAATTCCGGCGGAGCATTGGCTCGTGTGTCGAAAGTTGCGAGATCAGGCGCCAGCGTTCTTGTAGCCGCCGCGGTGGTCAACGACACCTGCGCCGAAGTCGATACGGCACTTGTACTCGACGCCGTCCACATCGAAACCATTGCGGGTCTCGGTGTAGACGCCCTCGTTCCCGTTCAGGAAGGCATACTCGATGAACGGCGTGGTGTCGGAAATGACGTACCAGGCGGTGGCGCTACCGCTGTAGGTCACCCCGTCCAACGTGACGCCCGTCTCCAGGCGCGGCTCGACAATCGGGGTCGTGAACTTCACGTAATCCGGCACTGTGTTAGTGGTCTGGGCCGGCGTGATGGTCGTGAAGAGCTGCGCCAGCGTGATCTCATGGCTGGGCGGAAGCAGCATGTACCGACCCATGGCATTGATGGCGTTGCCGTCGGGGTCGGTCTGGAGAAACATCGCCTTACGAGCAGCGCCGAGAGTGGCGACGCTGGGGGCGCCGGCCGACGTTGCCAGGTTGTTGTGGTTGGAGTGGAAGAGCGCCGTGCCATCGCTCATGGCGGCGTTCGCCAGGAGCAGAGCATAGACCACGTCGTTCTCGGCATTGGCCGCGCTGGCACCAAACGACTGCGGGATGCGAGTCATCGCACCCAAGTCGTCGTTGATAAGAAGCTGCCGGGTCACGCCCACGACCACGCCGCGGGTGTAAATCCGGTAGGTCTCCTTGCCCTCAGAGAGCGTCCCGCGCGGGAACTCGCCGTGCTCGTTGACCTTCCAGAGCTTCGGCGCACCGCTCACCTGGACCGAGGCGATTGGCTTGAAGTTCTGGGCGACCACCCGGCGAGCCCAGGCCGTATACGTCCGGGGAAGCGCCTCGTAGGCCGCGCGCAGCGTCTGCTGGGTTACGTTCGCGAGCGTGTTGGCGAAGTCCGAGGTCGTGTGCAGACCACCGAGACGCATGCCCCACTGGCCGCCAAAGCCGGGCGAAAGCGCCAAGCCGGCGAGGTCCATCGGCGACATGCCGCGGGTGTCGATGCCGGCGCCCTCGACGGCCGCACGAGCCAGCTCCATGGGCTTGTAGCCCATCCAGCGCCGGCCGAGGTCGGTCAGCGGAAACCGGCTCGGGTTGGTCTGGAAGAGCAGGGCATTGGTCATGCCCTCGGCGCGCTTGTCAGCCTCGTCCGCCACGTTGCGGACCTGGAGGTTCTGCACCTGCGTGGACTCCTGCCGACCAGCGTTCTGGTCGATGATGGCGCCCAGCGCACGGGCGAGGTCGATGCCGGGCTGCTTGATGAGGCTTTCCACGACATCGTGCTTCACGCCGAGGGCCGAGGCCGAGCGGAAGACCTGAACCACCTCGTCTGTGGTCAGGCCGCGGGGCTCTTCGCTCCGCTGCACAGGAGCCGGGTCGACCGGCGAAGTGGCCGGCGGAGGCGGCGCGGGCGGCTGAGGAGCCGGGGCCGGCTGCGGGTTGGAGATGGGCTCAGGCTCGTTCCTGATGACCGCCTCCTGGGCGGCCCCGGAGGCGATATCGGGCATCTGATTCTCCTCGATGCGCGTTAAAATGCAGGGAAACTCTTCCCCTTCGGCCCGGATTTGCGCACGGGCGTCGGCGGGAACGCTGACAAGGCTCAATTCGAGCGGGGTCCAGGCGACAGCGCGGACAAGGGGGACTTGTCCCTTGCGCTCGATCTTCTCGGCCCGATCGATTCGATAGCCGACCGAGATGTTGGAAAGGATGCCGCTCTTCACGTCGCGCCAGATCGGCTCGACATCCTCGCGCTCGCTGAAACGGACGACGGCGCGGCCTTCGCGGCGGCCTTTCGGTCCCTGAACCCACGCCTTCTCAACCACGCCCAGCACACTGCGAACACCGACACCACGATGGCTGTCCAAGAGCTGAGCGCGTCCGTTGAGGCGGCCGAGGTCAATCGCCTCATCGTCCATGCTCAGCTCTTCGTCCCAGCCCTCGCTGAAAATGCCCGCGCGACGGACGGTGGCGCCCGTGCTCCACGTCACCTCGACGGTGCGGGCGTCGGCATCGAGAGTGCGGGGCTCGAACCGCGCGGAGTCCGCACGAGTCAGCATCGGGAGCGCGGCGCGATCCTCGGACATGGGCGAAAACTCCGGGAGAATAGAAAGAAATTTAGCTAGCTAGCTATCTGTTCTTAGGCGGACGACCGCGGCGACGGGGGGCAGGATTTTCATCCTTGTCCGCCTCATTGTCCGCCTGCTCTTCCATCGCCTCGCGATGCACTTCCTCGGCCTCCTCGAACGAGGCCGGAATCACCACCTGCTTCTCTTGCGGCACTTTCCACTCACCGCCAGCAAGCCAGTCGCGACGGAGCGCGGTAATGAACTCGGGCGAGTCGGTCGTGCGGGTGCCGCACACCTGGCATTCGCGATACATGAAACCGGCGCCGTCGCGGCCAACGTCAATCCAGACGTGGCTGTGCGGCCCAACCTCGCGGATGTGGTCGGCCTTGCCAATCATCATGTTGTTGGAGTCGATGATCATGGCGTGCTCCTAAGCGACGAGGCGAACAGGCGGGGTCGCAGGTGCTGCCGGCGCGGGCGGAAACTTCACCGCCTTTCGGGTCTCGACGCCGAAGGCAATACCGCGCTTGTCCAGCTCTGCGTTCCACTGCTCGATGTCGTCGAGGTATTCGAGCCAGTCGATGCCCTCGCGAGCGAGAGCCTCCTGCGGCGACAAAGTTCCGGTGCCAAGCTGAAGCTCCGTCGCCTGCGCGTCCTCAAGCGGCTGGATGGCCTCCCAGCGCGGGGGTGACCACTGCGCCCAGACCGTGCCCGGCCGAACCTTGCCGAGCGCCTGGCCGTACATCAGGAACCACGACCAGATACGTTCGCAGTAGCGCGGGATCAGCACCGTCTTCTGGATGTGCCGAACCCGACGCCTGAACTCGAGCAGCCCCACGCGAGCGCTGCTGAAATTCACCTGAGAAAGGTCGCCGGTCAGCAGCTCGTAGGTCAAATGCAGGCCCGCAGCATAAGCGTGCTGATGGACCCGCATGTATTCCGCATATCCACCCGTGGCCTTCGGGTCGCCGAACTGAACCTGTCCGCCCAGGCCCCGCACATAGGCGATCATGCCGGGGTAGATGCTTTCGATGGTCTTGCCTTGACTGTCCGTGACTGTCGGACCGATGGTTTGATCCGGCTCGCCCTCGAAGCCATGGACAAAGGCGGCAAAGCACGCCTGGATCATCTTCCGCTTGCGCTCGGCGCGATTGTAGTCGCCGAGGTCTTTGGCGGTCATGATGACCGGGGCGAACCACGAGAACCCGCGCTGCAAGCCGTAGGTCAGGGGCTCATAGATGTGCGCGATCTGCTCGGCGGAGACGAAAACCGACTCCAGACCCTGCCGCGTAAACGCCCGGTTCTGCCCCGGATGCTCCCGGTGCAGCCAGTAACCCTCGCGCTGCCCCCGACGGTTGAATTGAATGCCGCCAACGATGGCGCCACCGCCCTCAATGCCGCGGTCGCGGCTCTCATCGAGGAACTCGGCCTCCAAAAGCTGGACCTGGAAGGGCAGCGGCAAACCGAAGTCAGACGGACGGTCGATGCGCCGCGCCAGTATCTCGCCGTCCCGCACCATCGCGTGGACAACCTGCGCCATGAGGGCGTCGGCCGTTGTCTCGCCATCGGCCCCTAGCCGCTGACACTGCTGCCACCACAGCGTGTCTATCGGGTCGTGGACCTCCTTGGCGTCGGCACGATCGATGCCCGGCACCTGTGCCCTGCCGGCAATGGGCGCTGCATTACAGGTCCACGCCGCGAGCGCACGGACTGCGAACGGATCATCCTGCTCAAGCTGCCGTGCCGCGCGGCGCAACTCATAATTGGCCTGGACAACCTCGCTGGTCGGGTCAGCGCTGGTGCCCAGCGGCATCCACCCGTCCTCCCGGCCCGCCTTGGCAGCCTCGAAGCGCTTGCCGCCCGCATCCAGCAGAGCCCGCGCCGCCACGCGCTTTAGTGCCGCGCGGGGCGCGACCCAGCTTATGGCGCGGTCAATGACGTTCATTAGCCGGCTCGGCAGAAGCGGGCGATGGTGTATTTTACCGACGTGCCGCCGGCCCTGGCACTGGCCGCATCATCTTCCGCAAGCCGCTTCGCCGCCTCCTCGATGGAGTACGTGATGGTGCGGTTCCCATAGGTCACGGTGCGGATGCCGCCATTGACGATGGCTTTGAGTGCCGCTCGCTCCGCAGTGGTCAGCCGGTCAGCCATCAGCGGTCTCGCATCCAATTGCGGTCGTTGGCGAGCCAGTTTCGGTCACCAGACGCGGGATCGCGGGTAGAGGAACGGTAGCGGGGGCCGGACGTGGCGGGTTGTCCGCGGGACTGTGCGGGGGACACGGGAGGATCGTCCGCCTTCGCGACGGGCTTGGGGTCCAGGGATTGCTCCAGTTTCGCCCAGCCCGCCTCGGTGAGGCTGTCAATCCCATGCAGAACAGCCATCACGTGGGCACCGACGCGGCAATCAAGCGCTTCGTTGCGGCGGCCGGAGACAAGTTGCCATTCCTGCTTCGGAAAGCCGCCCTTGCTGCGGACGGTGACCCGCTGCTCAGCCGTCAGTTGCTTGATCTCATCATCACCGACGCGCTTGCTGAGATGGACATAGCCGGGAGGATAGGCATCGCCATCAACCGGCGCGTCCAGCTTAAGCCAGCGATAGAATTGCTCTTTGAACTCGTTCGGGTTGAAGGGCAGGACTTTCCTGCCTGCCTTCGCCCGCTTGCCCATGGACGTGAGCTGCTCGACCCGGACAACGCCGATGGCCCCGGATTGCCGACTGTCGCCTTTCGTGACGATGGCTCGGTTGTACGTGTGTCCCTTCGCCCAGGCGTGGACCTCGTTGGTCGCATAGCCCGAGTCGATGCCGTGCCGCGCCAGGTAGAGATAGCCGCCGCTCTCATGCCGCCAACTATGGCCAACCAGCTCGTCCAGCTCCTTCCAAACGTCCGGACGGCTCGTGTCGCCCATCATGATCCGCGTCTCAATGTGCCAGGAGCACTTCCCTCGCCCCCAGCCCCAAACGCGGGTTTCGAGGCGGTCCTTCTGCACGTCGGTGAAGGCGGTGAGGAAGACAACGCCCTGTGGCAGCCGATCCGCCGGCCATTCCTCGCGGCGGTCGTAAAGACGCTGCCACTCGGGGGCCTCACCCTTTTGTCGATAGGGAAGCCCGAGGACGGTGTTCTGAAACGCCTTCTCACGCTCGGCGTTGCCGCGGCTGTCGATAAACTCGACCGACAGCTCGCCCAGCTTCTTCCAGGGCGAGTATAACTGGCTGATCCAGAAGCCCCAGCGTCCCTCGGCCGTCCGCTCGGGATAGTCAGCGACCCACTTGCCCTTGGTGAGCGCTCCCCATCGGTCAGCGTCCGTCCACTGAGCGGGGCAATGCAGGCAGTGATACCGTGCGGTACTCGTCCGATGGCGGCGGCGGCCGTCCGTCTCGTCCTTCACCCATTGAACCCGCGACCAATCCAGGACTTGGAACTCGCCACAGGCCGGACAGGGGATGTGAAACTTCTGCTGGTCGGTCTCTTCGTAGGCGGCGGTGATCCGGCAGGCGCCCTCGATGGCTGGCGAGCTGGCCATGATGACCTTCCGGTTCCAGAAGGTCGTCGTGCGCTTGATGGCGAGGCTGACCGGGTCGCCTTCCGTGCCCGCGCTGGCCGGATAGCGGGACACCTCATCCAGCAGAACCACCCGAATCGGTCGCATCGAGAGGCCGGCAGCACTGTTGGCGCCCGCCAACGTCATGTGACCGCCTGGAAACTGCTTGTGCAGTACCGTATTCCCGCTGTCGCGGGTCCGCGCGTCCCTCACCAGCCCACGAAGAACCGGCGAGTCGCGCAGCATCGGCGAGATACGGTCCTTCGAGAGGGCTTTGCAGTCCTCAACGCGCGGTTCCACCGCCAGGATTGGAGCCGGGTCTTGGTGGCAGAAGTAACCCAGCGCGTTGAGGATGATTTCTGTCTTCGCCGACTGCGACGAGAACATGAACACCGCCTGCTCACAGGCAGGATCGGCGGCAGCATCGAGCGGCTTGCGGAGATACGGAACCCGGTCAGTGTACCACTGCCCCGGCTCAGCAGACGCCTCCGGGCTCAGCTTGCGGTAGGTGTCAGCCCACTCACTGAGGGTGAGCTTCGGTGGTGCGCGGAAATGACGGCGGAAGGCGTCACGGATCACCCGCTTCAGTTTCGCCGTCGCCTCCGGGCTCGCCTTCAAAGTCATCGTGCTGCTCAAGCTCGGCCAGGGCCTCCAGCACAGCCGCATCGAGCAGCGCGCGAGCCTTGGCGGGGTTCTCGGGAGAGAGGAGCGGAGCCAGTTTGGGCGGGATCGCGAGGAGACGGGCGCGGACGGCAAGGAAGGAGCGCTCCAGCCGGGCCTCGATCTCGGATATCGGGATCAGCTCGCCCTTTATCTCGCCAGCCTTGGCCTCAACGATCTCTGTCTCTGCCCGAGCCTTGCGGATGAAGAGCTTCTGGTCGTCCTCTTCGCTGGCAGTCTTGGCTACGCCGCTAATCGCGGGGGCCGCCTCGGTCAGCCGATAGTAGCGCGTGGTCCCAGAGCCGCCCTTTTCCTCGCGGTGAGGCTGCACGTCACGCAGCAGGCGGGCGATGACCCTCGGGTGCTTGTTGAACTCGACCGACAGGGCGTGGATGGTCCACTCCTGCGGAGCCATAGCCATGAGTTAACCATTCGGTTTAGCTGACGCTAGAAAAATCGGGCGCTTGCCCCTACCTCATACGAATTCCCACGGGAAGGACCCAAAGCCTGCCCGGCAGGACAGAAAGTTGCGCGCTCGCTGAAGAAATCTGTTGACCTCATGGGAGGTTGGCGAGCCGGCGCTTCCCCACGATGAAGCACCGAAGGTGACTATGCCAACTGACGCGGCCAAGTCCGCCTTTCACATGCGTCGCCCCGACAATATCCGTTACGCTTGGCCGGTAACGCTGCATCGGCTGCGTGCGGTTCTTGAGGATACCGAACGGGTCCAAATCTCGGCGACCGAGAATTGTGACCAGCCTGGATTCAAGCTCGGCGGCCTCATCCTTGGTTAGGCCGGATGCCAAGACCTCAACGCGCGCCCCATGAGTTTTACAGCTCACTGCCTGTCGGCCGTTCCGACCTCTCCCGACGTAGCAAGGCCAACCGTCAGCATCATAGACCATGTAGACGTAGTTAACTGACGCAGCATCCCGGTCGAAGCGGCGCCTCATTCCCTCGGGGCCAAGGGGCGCCATTAGACGCCATCACGTCGAAGCTGTGCGATCTTCTCCTGCGCCATGCGCGATGGCTTGTGCGTGCCCTGGAACCACCGATAGGCGGTCATGTATGGCACGCCCATGCGCCGGGCTGCCTCGGCTACGCTAATGCTCAGTTCCTTGCAGAGCTTGGCGAAATCGGTCTCGGATTCCATCTTACGCCCCTTTTTGCGATGGGGCGCATCTTAACGCTTGACTAGCTGTCTGTATAGAGCGTATGAGGGCACATCAGCAAGGGAAAGACGAGATGGCCGCCACTCTGATCCTGAACCCCGCGAAGAACGCCTTTGAGACCGTGACCATCATCCGCCGGGGCAAGGCCGGCGACTTCGAGGGCTGGACCCGCGTCCGCCGTGCCGACGGCAGCGCGGTTTGGGTTCCGGATCACACGTTGGCGCGCTAGCCTCACCCCACACACACAGGGAGGGACGAGATGACCCGCGAGCAACTTCAGGCCCGCATCGCCGAGGTCGAAGCTCAGATAAACCGCAGCGCTTACGACTGCCCGCCCGACACAGCCGGCCAATGCCGGAGGATAGCTTGGCTGGCACTCGCCAAGCGGCAGTTAGCCGAGATGTCTTAGACCACGAGCGGCCCCCTCACCGGGGCCGTTTTCGTTTCAGCCCCGCTCCGCTTCCCGCCGCCGCTCGACCTGCTCCCGCGCCATGCGGGCGGAGGGGAACTCGACGACGCCGCCGTACTCGCTGAGCCACTCGCCGCCCAACTGCACCCACCACTTGTCACCGACTGGCATGATGCGGGCGCTGAGCTTCTCCGACACGTAGCCGTCCGCGTCGGTGCCGACCCATGAGTCCACGGGCGGGGGCGTGACGACGGGCAGCGGGTAGATGGACGCGGGGTGGGCGTAGACGTGCGGACCGCCGGTGGCGATGATGTTGGTAGGCGGCAGTGCGGTGATGAAACCGGGAAGGATGGGCTGGTCATCAGGATGGGATGACACGCCAGCGCACACCTCGACGTTGCAGAACTGAGCTTTCTTGCGGATCAGCACAACCTCGCCCGGCTGCATGGACGGCAGGTCATCGACATGAACGCAGCCGTCGGCGTTGGCCTGGATAACCCCAACCAACCCCATCAATTCAGCCACCTGAGCAATAAAGGCGTGCTCATACCGAAGCCTTTCGTATGCCTTGGCATATTCTAAGTCGCGTGTTCCGCCTTGACCCAACTCCACGCTATCGACCAGCATCTGCACTCGCCCGCTCCGCTAGTTGCACGAGGTCGACGCCGACCATCCGAGCCAGCCTTTGCAGCGAGAGGACCGCGTCCTCTTCCTCGCGCCAGCACGCCGCATGCTTGCCGACCGCAAGCCCCATCATCGTGGGGCTACATGGCAAGCCGAGCAGATGCGAAATCAGGTGATGGCCCAGTTCATGCTCGCGCGACATGCGGTTCACGTCAGCCCCATAACCAAGTTCGCGAGCCCTAGCGCTGTAGCTGTCCGTGGCTTGCGGGTAAGCGGGAACCTCGCCTTCCGGATAGCGGGTGACGGTGAGAGGCGTGTCGTGGAGTTCGATTTCCGCGCCGGCCAGCCTGATCACGCGCATGGGGGCCGGTCCTGAAACGATGCCGAGCGCCTTGCGCGCTCCGGTTGCTGACACGTCAGCCATCTTAGGGAAATTTCCATACAGCCAAGCCGAAGGCCGAGTCAAGCGGATTGCGGCCTCGGCGCAAATGGCGACCTCTTCATTCCGTAGTGAATCGCGAGATTGTCCAGGGCCGCCCGCAACATCGGCACGCCATCCTTGGCGTTCTGCCGCCCGTTCTTCCCCGCCCAGACTGACGGCGACACGTCGAACCACAGCACAGCGATCACGACCGGCACGAGCGCCGGCCCAATGGCAATCATCGCCATCATGTATTCCCTAGCCGTCGGTCCCGAGCCGATCATGCCGGCGCCGCCAACTCCAGCTCCAGAGTAGCTGGCGATCACTCCAGGCTCAAACCCGCTCGTGGCAAAGTCGCTCAACAGCCTGTCAGCGGCTCGCTTCTGCTGCTCGTCTACCGTCCCGTCATCAAACAGCCGCTCGATTTGGCTCTTAGCGGCCACGCGCTTGGGAATGACGTAATCCAGCTCATGCTCTTTTGCCCGTCTCCGGTCCGCATCGGCGACCGCCTGCTTGGCAGCCGTGAGGCAGTCCACGGTCCGACCTGCGGCCTTAAGGCGGCGGCGCCTCACGCTCGCCGGCTCCTCCGGCATGGGCAGGGCCGCGATTTGCCGGACGGTGGACAGCTTGCCCTCGCCCTTCTGCCTTGCTGCTGCCATCAAGTGCCCTGTCCTTCCTCGGCCGGCTTCAGGTGCTCGCCGCGCTCGATAGCGCCAGCCGCCTTCTCGCAACCGATGGCCTGCGCCTCTGCGAGAGGATACGGCATGCCTGGACCGAAGATTGCCTCTGCCGCCCGCGCGTCAGCCGCGTACTGCCGCAGCCACCGCACGATGGCCTCGCGCTCCTCAAGCCGGATGCGGTCCTCCTCCTTGCCTCGCTGAACGGCCTCGCGTTGCGGAGCCGTCAGTCGCTCAACCGCCACGGCCATTTCTTGCAGCGAGTAGCGCATCAGAAGCTCCTCTCCGCCCGCCTGAGCCCTTCGCCTGCCTCGTCCCACCACTCGCGCACCGGCACGCTGGCCACCCCGTCGCAGCAGCGTTCTGGCGGGTCGTAGGCGGGCTCGGGCACGGGCGGTTCGCCCAGCGTCATGGCGAATTTTCTGGCCGCCTCGAAGCGTCGGTCAAGCTCAGCCTTCTGCTCCGCATACCCTCTCGTCAGGTGGTCCGCAGGCTCGACCGCCATACAACCGGAGGGACCTGTGCCACGGACAGCAGGCGACCCATCGGGCGCCCGCCCCACTGCGAGGAACAGCGCCTCCTCCAGCCCGCGGACACAGTCGCGCAGCTCATCCCGCTCCTGCTCGGCCCCGCGGAGCACGTCATCCAGCGCCATCAGACGACGGAGAAGCTCATCCCGATCGACCCAAGCCGTACACGCCTCTGCCGCTTGCCTCAGTTCACTAAGCTCCTGCTCGGCCTCCCGGACGCGGCGGGCGAGGGCGACGAGCGCAGGCCACATGCCACGAGGGTCAGGGACCATTAGGCTGTTGCAATGCTGAGCGGGCCACCGGAACTCAACCATGCGGTCGGCGGCCACAAGCTCAGCGCCCAGCGCCTGAGCCACCAGCGCCGCCTCGGCCATGTGGTCGGTCATGCGGGCAGGTCCGGCGTCTTGCAGCCGTGTTCGCGTTGCCAGACCAGCGCCCGCCTCATGTGCTCAAGCACCGCCTTCCGGATGTCCGGCTTGGCGTCAGGATCAGCGGCCAACAGGTCACGGTAGTTGGCCAGGACCGCGTAGAAATGCTTGTCTTGTGCCCGAAACAACATCACGGGTTCATCAGCGCCGATTTTGCACTCCGGGTCCTGGAAACGCTGGTAGTCCTCACGAGCGTGCAACATGATCCATCCCCTTCTCTCCAGCCGCCCGCCTTAACTCCGCCCGCACATTCCGCAGCGCCCGCCAGTCGCTCGGCGTCCCCGGCGCGAACACGATGGCCCCCGATGGCAATCGCAGCCTGTAGTGGCACGAGCCCGTGACATCGAGCGTGGCGCCGTACTCGCGGGCTAGGTCGCGCATCGTGCGGGCGTGGGCGGAGCGGGTCATAGCCTCTTATCCACAGGGCGCGACAAAGTTCCGTTCTGTACGGCAGATTGCCGTGCGCTTTTGCTGGGCCGCGGAGGCCCCGCCAAGCGCGATTCCGTTTCCGGTGGCCCGAAAGACCGCCCAAGAGATCCCAGCGCGTTCTTGAGCCTCTGGCGCCATCCTAGCGGGGCATTCTTGGCGTTGCTGACCATGTGCTCGTGGGCCGCAAGCCGCTGCTCGCCGTCCCAGGCGTCACAGGCCGCGATGGCGGCGTCGGCCGCGACCTCGCCCAGTGCGGCCGTTGAGATGTTGGCGCGTGGGCGCCCCTCCTCGCCATGCGAGGCGGCCATCTCAGGCCATACCAGTTGCACCTCGACTCCGGCCCCCAACGCGCCGGTTAGCGCCTCCCCAATCGCCCACGCCACTCGCTCGCGCAGTTCCTGGTCAGCCACCCTCCGCATCCCCCTGCGGCTTCGGCTTCCACTCCGCAGCCGGGCCGACAAACGAGTCCTCACCCTCGACCCAGCCCTCCCCCTCCCGTGCACCGGGCTGGGCAAGGACGGCGAGGGCCGCGGCCCATGCAGCCGGCTGGACGGTCCGGTAGACGGAGTCCTTGCCGTTCCGGTCCTTGTGGTCCTTCAGCCAAACGAGGTTGGACAGCGTCGCCCGTAGCCGCTCGTTCTCCGCCGTCAGCCGCGCGACCTCGACCCGCAGCCCACCGTCCCAAGCATCGCTGGCGGCGATAACAGCCTCAGCCTTGGCGAGGCTGTCCTCCACCGCCTTGTCGGCAAGGCATGCCAGCCCCGGCCGATCGTCGTGGGCTGCCATCTCGCGCAACAGGCTCGCTCGCCTCTCCCACGCATCCGGGTCAATGATGCGCGCCACCCGCTCCCGCAGCCCCCCGTCAGCCACCCGCGTCCTCCCCCTGCCGTGCGCCGGGTGGGGCGAGGGCTCGAATGGACCGCGCGATGCGGCCAACATGGTCCTGGATGCAGCGGATGCGAAACTCGGCCTCGGCCCGAACCTTGGCGTTCTTGCTCATGATGCCCTTGTAGGGAATTAGCCCCAGCTTCTCGCCCAGAACCACCGTGGTTGCTTCGTGGAGAGCCGCGAACCGCGCGAAGGCAGCCCTCCGCTCACTCGCCCGCCGCGCCGCCTCCAGCTCCTTCGTCAGCCGCGCGACCTCGACCCGCAGCTCCCGTTCGGGGTCGAACTGGCGGGGCAGAGCCCGCTCCTCGGCCACCCTCTCGCTCTCCCGCTGCCACACGGCGTGGGCACGAAGGTCTTGGCGGCTCATGCGTCCAGTTCCTTCGCCAGCATGTCGCCGCACTCCCAGCAGAGGACCGTGAACTCCTGGTCGGGACCGACCTCGTTCAGCGGCTCCCCGCAGTGACGGCATTCGTGGCTGTCGTGTTCCTCCTCCGCCTCCAGCACCTTGTCCGCCAGCCGGTAGGCGTCCTGCACGGTCAGCTCGGGATGCTCCACGACCACGCGGCGCAAAGCCTCGCGGTGGCGTGCGATGGCGGTGGGGTCGGGGGTCATGGCTCGCGCTCCCGCAACTCAAACTCGGCCGTCTCAGCGTCGAGCATGCGCCCCACCCAAAGGCCGTGCTTGGTCGCCCGATTGCCCGCTTCCACCGCATCGGCGTAGCTGTGCCCGGCCTCAGTCGCGGCGCACATCGCGCGCCAGCACAGCATCATGTCCTCGTGCTGCTCGGGCGTGAGCGGCTTCATGTCGGCCACGGTGCCGACGCCGAACGAGCGGCCGGCGTGGGTGCGGATTTCGGGGGCCATAGCTAAAGCTCCGTCAGGTGGGGGCCGTTGGGGTTCGGCGTCTCCAGCCGCTCGCCGGCCCAGCGGAGCCATGACTGAACCGTAATGGGGTAGCGGCAGCCGTTGGGAGCGACGGCCGGCTGGTAGTCAAACCACCCTCGCCCCTGGCTCCGCGAAACACCCAGGAAGATTCTCGCCCCGTATCGGGAGCGGGGGTTCTTTGGCCGGTAAGTCGCTCCGACCTCGAACGTCCGAAAGCGGCACTCGACCTTCTCGCTCATGCTCACAGCTCCGCCAGGTGTGGGCCGACGCGCTCGGCCGCCTTGGCCCACTTCGCGAATGTTGCCAGCTTCTGCCAATGCCGCGCGCCGTTCGCTGCTTGATACAGCGCCATCGCCGTCCCCCTGCGGGTCTGGTCGACCTCCAGCAGGGTTCGGGTCTGAGCCCTCCAGCCCTTGGCCCGATAAGTCGCGCCCAGCTCCAGCCCGTGAGTGGCGGCGTAAGCGCGTTGCAGACCAGTGCCCATGTCTACAGCTCCGCCAGGTGAGAGCCGGTCATGCCGCTGCACTCCTGGACCTGATTTCCGCCTCAACGAGCCGGCATCGGGCTTCGGTTTCTTCAACCGCGCGGTCGTTGATGTATTCAGCTTCGCCAAGCCAGCCTTGGCGGTCGCACTGGCGGTCTAACTCGCGCTCAAGCTCAGCGAGGGACATGCTGGCGAGCTTGCCGGGCGGATACAGCGGGGGGTCCTCATAGAGGCGGTCGTCATCGTCCCAGTCGCAGAAGATGTCGATAGTCATGGCTACAGCTCCGCCAAGTGTGGGCCGCCTTTCCGGGCGTCCTCAATAGACACTTGCCACCCGGCTTGATGCCGACAGAGTTGGTCGAGGCGGGTTAGGAACCCATCCGACAGGCCAAACGCCCTCTCCATCCGGCGCGCGGTATCAGTGTCCATGAACACCGCCGGGTTGGGTGCGTTGATGAGCAGTTCGACGGCTAGCTGGTCGAGCTTCGGGTCATCGCCGCCCATGCGTCGAGCCAGTTCGGCTGTGCTCCAGCCCCGCGCCTCAAGCGCATCGCGAAGGTGCTCGCCAATCAGGATAGGCTCGTCCATGTCTACAGCTCCGCCAGGTGAGGGCCGTGTGGACTGATGAAAAACGCGGGCTGGTCCGTCTCCCCTATGGGGTCGCCCATGCCGTCGCGCGCCTTCGCCACGTCCATCCAGATTGTGGTCACCGCGCCCAGCCGCGGGTGGAGGAATTTCGTCTCTTCCTTGTGGATGCGGCCCAGCCAGTCACATGCGCGCATCAGCCCATCGCTGCCTAGCGTGTGACCGTCTCGGTTCTGCTGGCTGGCGATGAACCACGTCGTGTCGTGCTTCGCGGCGAAGCTCTGAATCCAGTAGGCCACGTCTTCGAGGTGCTGACTCCGGCTCTCGCAGCGGCCGACCGGCGACACGAGCTGGTAGTAGTCCAGGAAAAACACTTGGCACTTGCGGCGCGTCAGGTGCTCGCTCGCCAGATGCTTGAGCTGGGCGAACGTGACGCCGGGACAGTCCTCGATGACTAGTTCTCGCGGCAGCTTCGGCGTCAGCGCTGCTACGTCCGAGATCAGAGCGGGCTTCGGGTAGCGGAACCTCTGCGACTGGAACTCACCGACGTGACCCATGATGCGCTGCGTCAGACGCTTGCCGCCCATCTCAGCAGCGAAGTAGCAGCACGTCACCCCGGACATCGCCGCGTTGAGCGCGATGGTATGCAACGTGCCCGATTTAAACCCGGCAGGACGGGCCTCGAAGCCGACCACGTAGCCGTAGGGCACGCCGCCACCGATAGACTCATCCAGCTTCGGCAGCCCGGTCGAGAACATGCCCCGCGGGTTGAGCATGTCGTCCGTGATGTCGCTGGCGATCTGGAATAGGTCTTTGCCCAGCGCCCGCGTCTCGTCCTTTGCCGCAGCCTCCATGGCACCGCTCATCTCGGCCCAAATGACCGAGGCGTCGGCGTCGTCGGCGCGGCTGTCTGCTCGCTCGGCCAGCGCACGGGCGGCATCGGCAAGCCTGCGGCGGCGGGCAGCATCCCGGACCACGCGGGCATACTCGACCGCGTTAACAATCGACTCGGCACGCGCGCCCAGTTCGGCCAGATATTTTCGGCCGCCCATCTCCACGAGCGCGGGTTCGGTCTCGAACCACATGCCGAGCGACACGGGGTCGGCGCGACGGCCAGCCTCCGCGTCAGCACGCAGTCGCGCCCAGATGCGGCCATGGATGGGCTCGAAGAAATCGAGCGGGTCCAGAAACTCGGCACGGCGGACGACGGCGTTGTTCACCATCGTGGCGCCGAGAATGGCCTGCTCCGCCTCAACGTTGTGCAGCGGAACGAGCGGTGGTTCGCGCCCAGTGGGCGGAAACCTATGCAGCGTAGCGGGCATGGTAGATTTCCTGTGCGCGGGCTTCGACCAGCAGGCCAAAGCCGTCCGCGAATTGGTCGTGACCTTCGGCCTTCAGGGTCTCGCGAGCTTTCGCGCGGGCCGCTCGCATGGGGTCCACCCCGTGGCCATTCATCGTCTGGGCCTTGCCTGTGGGAGGCCGGAATAGGTCGTCCTCGTCGTCGTATGAACCAGCCTCAAGCCAGCTTGACGGATGCGGGATGAACTGCTGCTCGGTCCCGGCCGCGTCCCATTTCCGCCGACTTCGATGGACCCCGGCCATGATGCGCTCGTGCGGCACCCGGCGGACGACGCGCAGATAGACCCTCTTGGCCCGCTCCGGTTTCACCTTCCGGGGATAGGCCGCGTAGAACTCACGGAAACCAGCTTCGACATCGAACGGCGGATCAGACTCGTCCGCGCCGTCGTCCGGCGTGGACATATTATTAGGCTGCGGATGCGGATGCGGATGCGGCATACCATCCCGAGATTGTCTCGGGACAGTCTCGATATCCTGTCGGGAGAATGGTAACACTGTCCCATGACGGGTAGAAAGCTCCTCCAGGAGCGGATAGATGGTCTTGAGACCGTCATGCCACCGTGGCACGTCCTCAAGGACGGCCAGCACGCCCCGGAACGAGGCCGGATTTTTCGGCGGATCGTACACAAGGCGCTTCACGACCACGCCCCAGCCGGTTTTTTCGTCGTAGGACACGAATTTATCGTGTCCGAGCCTGTCCATGATGGTCCGGCACTCCTTCTCGGACTTGCCGAGATCGGCCGCCATGTAGGCCAGCGGGATTTTCGCGACGCCCGCGATGGTCATGTGCTTGCAGGTCAGCCAGTAGACGGCGCCTCGAAGCACGTTGTCCGGCCATGCCTGGACCTTTTCGTCGTCCCAAAACTTGGCGTGGATGGTACCGTAGCGTTGGCTCATGCCCGCTACTCCCACCATGCACGAGTACGCCTAAGCTCGCGCGAGATGCGTGCCCTGCGGTCACGAGCGGCCACAAGCCTCGGGTTACTGGCCATACCCGCCTGAGCAGCTAGACGCTCATTGTGAGCGGCCATCCGATCCAGTGCGGCGTTGAGCCGGGCGGCGGTCGCTTCGGGGCGGTTTCGGTCATGCGGCTGCCACTGGACCTTGTTCTTTGCGTCGGCCCAGAGGGCGCTCACCTCCCCTTCTGAGAAGGGTCCATCTCCATAGTGCCCGCCGTCGTAGCTCCCGGTAATTCGGTCAATGTAACTCAGCTCACTATGGCAAAAGCCGATCACGCAGTTCGGGTTATTCTTCTCGTTCTCGCTGCCCTTCCAGCGGCCGAATACCGCTGATGACCACCATCCGCCCTCGCGCAACCATCCAGGCGAGACGCGGTCGGCAGAGAAAATAGGGCCTACGCCAACCAGCAAAACCTCATGCTCATCGTCGGCTCCGTCGATTTTCCCGGCCACGTCATAGTCGAATGCGCTAATCGGCTTAACCTCGACCAGAACCGGCCTCGGAGCCGTTAATTCAGACGTGAGCGCGAAGTCGGGAATCCAGCCGGAGAGGTCGAACGGCTCGTATTCCCACCCCCACCTCATGTTGTCGAAGAAGGCGGCCCAGGTCGCCTCCAGCCGCGAGCGAAACTGAATGCCGCGGTAGGTTGTCGGGATGGCTTTCATGTCCCGACCCTCGCCCGCAGCATGCCGCTCCGCACCAGCACTGGCAGGAGCCGGTAATTGGGCTTGCGCCGTTGCGAGCGACGATAGCCGCCAACGCACCAGCGCTGCTTCAGGGCTCGCACATTGTGCCGCTGTATCAGAATGCTGACTGTCAGGCGTTTCCACCTAATAGCCATTGGCGCACCTCGCCCGCAGCACATCGACCAGCGCCGCGAGCCGCAAGCTCTGCGTCAGCTCGCACGGCCACAACTCCCAGAGTGCGGCGGCGAGCGCGTAGCGCCGCGTGGCAGCGTCGCGTGCGGCAGAATCTTTCGGGGGTTGCGCTGATATGCCTAGACGACCCGCGGGTGCCGCGGGCATAGTTCTCGACATCGGGTCGCTCCTGCTAGCACAGTCGGCGGCCAAGTCCCCTGTCGTCGTTTGCCGCGGCGGCAGGGGGCGCCCTATAAAGGGCCACTCCACGTTACGCTTATCGTGGGTCAATGCAAGCGAATCCGCGCTCACGCCGCTGTCTCCCACAAGGTGGCTTGCTCGCGCTTCACGGGCTCGGGAAGGTCGAGACGGGGCTCGCGGTAGGCGGCCTCAATTCGCTTGCAGGCGAGGTCGAAGTAGCGGGGCTCGATCTCGATGCCTGTGAAGTTCCTGCCCATTCTGGCGCAGGCAACTCCAGTCGTGCCGCTACCCATGAAGGGGTCCGCCAGGCTGCCGAACTCGGGGAGAAGAAACTCGCTTATCAACGCTAGCGGCTTTTGGGTCGGATGCGCGGCCGTGCCGTCCCGGTTGCGTTCGCGCTCCGGTGAGCCTGCGCACCCGGCGTTAATCTTCGGGATATCATAGACGGTCTGAAGCCGCCGCCAGCTTGCCGGACCTGTCTTCAATACCCAAACAAACTCATTCTTGAACCACGGCGCATTGTTGACCGAGGCCGAGCTATTGCGGATGAACCAAGTGATGAGCCATCCGTCCAGCCCGGCCTGCTGCTTCAACGAAGCAACGTCGGCATAGCCGCAGAATGAGATGATGGCGCGGCCCGCCAACGGCTTGGCGAGATCAAGCCACTCGTGGGATGCCCCCCATGGGTCTCCAACCGTGCGTGTCTGGACACGATGCGGGCCAACACCGCCGTGGAGATGCTGGACCCCGCCCTTTAGGCCGACATAAGGCGGGTCCGTAACAACCGCATCCACCCGCCCAAGTGTCGGCAAAATCTCCCGGCAGTCCCCGAGTATCAACCGGCAGTCACCGATCTGCTCCTCACGCATCGGGCACCTCGCGGTAAAGGAGAACCGACCACCGTCCGTGATGCCCCAACTCCGCCGGGCTCAGCCGCCAGCCCTGGCACAGCCACACGAGCCAGCCGTCGCGGGGCGCGTACATGACAAGCTCGCTCACGTCGGCGGCTCCCCGCCCGGCAGCAGCCGCAGAACGTGTCGCGCATGCCGCTTATAGTCGGTGCGCAAGCGCGCCGGTGCTTCATGCCATGGCCGACGGTGGCCATGCTCAGCACCGAGAAGGACGGCCATCCCGCCATCGTAGAGGGCCTTGGCCAGCGCCTCCTCAGAGATGCGGCCCCGCAGGCGCTCGATTTCGGCTGCGGCTTCGGCAAGCATCGCTCGCGTAAAGGCCGGGCTGAAGGTGTCGCAATGGGTGCCCCATCGCAGCCTCTCCACGATGTCGGGCTCAGCCATCCGCGGCCTCCTCGACGGCCCGAAGGTTGGCCGTCCTGCGGTACTCCTGGGCCAGCGCCAGGAACGCCATCGCCTCGCCTTCCTTGCCGACAGCCTTGGCCTCATCCGCCTGGCGGACGCAATCCTCGGCCTTCTCGCAGAGCCACGAAGCGCGGGCGTGGCGGGTCAGGGGGATGGCGCGGGGGTCGGGGGTCATGTCACGCCTCGTGCAGGCCCGTAACCTAGGAAACTGGCAGGCGCGAGCCCGCTCATCTCGTGCATGACTCGCGCCCGCATGGCCCTACTTCGCCTTCGCGCTGGGATGTCCGGCGATCTTCGGGAAGCCGCCCCCTGCGACAGGCGTCGAGTAGAGCTTCGTGATCTTCCGCCGCTCGTAGAAGGCGTTCCAGGCCCAGACGATCCGGTGCATGAAGGCCGAGCGGTTCTTGGCGTTCCGCGCTTCCGGCTGGAGCGTCTTCCGCAGGGTGTGCGCCGGATCGCCCTCGTAGATACCCTCGCTGTTGATGATCTGCCGGGCGAAGGCCATGGCCTTGTCGTCATCAACCTCGCGAAACAGCGTCAGCATTGCGGCGAACGCTGCCCGATGCTGGATGCGACGGTCGCCGACGTTGGCGTCGCACCACTCGACGGTTTCCTTGAGCTTCGGGTGATGCGACAGAGCGAGCCTGATCTGCTTGGCGCGCGCGCCGCGGCCGGGGTCCTTGACGGTCGGGTCGAGCCCCTTGTCCCACGAGTGGAGGATGCGGCCCGCGGCTGAGAGGCCCGTGCCCGCGCGGGTGTCATCGACGATGTGGGCGGTGAACAGATGGTCGGCGACGCTGCGGATGCGGCCGTTATCCAGCGCCTCAAAGACTGCCCACGGCATGTTGAAGGTGACCATGACGTGGATCGGGATGCCCGTCTCCACGCAGGCGGTCAGCCGGTGCTGCCCGTCCATCAGGCGGCCCTCTTCGTCGAAGGCGATGCCCTGATGGGTCAGAGCGAACTCGCCATTGCGGATGAGGTCGACGAAAAGCGCCACTGTGTTCTTGTAGAGCGTGCGCTGCGGCTTCATGAACGTGAGCAGATCGCGCGCCTGATCGGACGTTATCGTCACGAACGCCGTCCACATCGACGCCTGAATGGGGACGCGGAGGATTTGCTCCGCCCGGAGCTGCCCATTCGAGCGGGCAAGCTCAGGCCCCATGTCCGGCGGGAGAGAGGCAGACGATCCGTGACCGACGCCAAGTGATTGCAGGATACTGGTCATTGCTTTAGCTAACCACCGTGTGTGTGGCGGCCGGCGTTCCGGGCGCCGGCCATACATCACGCAGCCGCCCGGTCGGCTTCCTCCACCGTCGCATCGCGAACGGCGGTCAGGAACTTGATAAGCTGGTCGGCATGAGCCGTGTTGATGGGGACGTTGCATCGGATCGCGGTGCGAGCCATCTCGACGGCATCACCCCACTTTGCCAAGGAGCTATGCCCGCTCTGGACCCAGAGCGAGAAGTTGTTCAGCCAATCAGGACGGCCGAGATAGTCGACTCGGGGCTTGGTCGGATCGGACTTCTTGGTCGGCTGGCGCACATTTTTAGCGCCGCCCTTGGTCGCGCTCTCCCGAGCCTTACGCCTGAAGTCGACCTTCTTCACCTGCTCCCCGCGTGCGTTCGCCTCGTCGACCACCTCGCGAAGGGCCTCCACCGGAGTATCCTTCAGGCGAGCATAGTCATGAGATTGGTCCGTTCTAACGCCAATCTCGGCGAGTGTAGCCGGGGTGATCCCGCGTTTTTCTGGATCAACCCACTGCCTGGTTTCGTGGCGCTTTAGAAGATCGCCATTGGCGCGAGCCTCTTCGATCTTCTCGCCGATCTTGCGCTCAGACAGGACTACCAAGAGGGCGCATTCGTTCTGCGCCTCGACCGCCGCCCGGTGCTTGGCCGCGTAGACACGGGCGGCCTCCATGATGTCCCGGATGTGCCGGACTTCCTCAATGCCCTTAGCTTCCTGGAGATGCCGCATCGCGCTCTCAATGAGAGCCGGCAGGTCAGCTACGTCTTTCGGCGCGGTCAATTCGTTCACGCTGGCACTCCGCAGAACTCGGGGAACATCGGCTGCCGCGGGTCCGGCTCTGGCTCATCGAATCGCGACCGCCGCAGCTCGAAGAACTCAGGCCAGGCGGGGTTCTCCTGGATCCACACGCGGGCGAGGAGCGCCGTGATGTCATTGTTGAGAACGCGCCCGCCGCCGAACCCCTGCCACCGGAGCACATGCAGGGCAGCGTCGACTGACCACCTGCGTCTGCCGCGCGTAATCTCGCCCTTCACGAGCCAGTCAAAGGCGTCGTAGAGGCCGGGCACGATGGCGTTGATGTCGGCGGGGGTGGTCATAGCATTTCCACCGAAACGTGAGTGCGAGGCTCACCGCCCGCCAAGTCCGCAAACACTTTCCGCGCACTCACCGACACCACCTGCCGGTCGTCATACCAGAGCACGCCGTTGAGCCCATCCTCCAGGCTCTTGATGAAGTTTGAAATATCGCCACAGCTCTGGTGTGCCGGCATCAAAAGTCCCGGCGGGCAGTTCTTGCCGCGCTTCAAGTAGAATGTGACGGTCAGCGCTACCGGGCCGCGGTAAGGTTCAGGGCCTGCCGCGAGCCTTCCGTAAGCCGCGACGCGCTTCTCGAACTCGCGGGTCTTCTTCGGGACGACCATGCGGCCCTCGCGCGTCGGTTGGGCGCGCTGCCATGCTTGGGGCGGTCCCTCGACCGTGAAGTCCGCGAGCACGCGGAGGCCGGGCTGCTCAACGTCGACACTAGGAACGCACGCCTCACGCAGCGCGGTCAGCTTCTCCGAAGCTCTCTCTCGCGCCACATTCACGGTCAGCGGCGTCCGCTCCAGCGGGGATTTGCTCTCCCGCGCGAGCAGCTCCGGGGTCAGGGTCCACCCCCTCACGGTGCCCCTCCCGCCAGCCTGCCCACCCGCAGCTCCAGCGTCTGCACGCCTGACCTCAACGCCTCGAACCGCGCCGCCAGCCGCAGCTCGTCCGTGAGCCGCCGGCAGTAGGGCTGCGTCGGCCACACCTTCCAGTTGCGGTTCCACCGGCCCCGCCGCAGGCCCAGCCGGATGGCGCGGGCGCTGACGGCAGAGACCGTGATGCCCAGCAGTTCGGCCGCCACGACGGCGTCGGCCGAGCGGTAGAGGGCTGTGAACTCCTCGGCCGAGACGGGTCGGGTCGGGGGTTCGACGATGGGGCAGACGCGGGAGCGGGTCATGCTTCCGCCCTCCGCCACCGCCACCCGCGGTCCGGCCAGTTTCCGCAACGCTCGACCAGGCCCATCTCGTGCAGGTCGCGGAGATACTCGCGGGCACGGCTCGGGCTGTAGCCAAGCGTCTGGGCGACCTCGTGGGAGTGCCGCCACTGCGGATGGCTGAGGGCCGAAAGGGTTTCGTTGTGCCGTCGCGGGGCGGGGCCACGGCGGCCTGGAACGCGGCTGAGAAGGGGCTCGCTCATACCAAGGCCGCCTTTTCCAGCATCTCCTCGACCGAGATGACCCGCCCATGGACATGCCAATGGGTATCGGCGGAGGACGGCGGCAGGTGTGGGCGCAGCACGGTGCTCATAGGCCAGACCGGCCCATGAAATCGCAGCCGGTCAGCCGCCCGCTCTGCATCACCAGACGCTCGGGCAAAGGTGGTCGCGCGAGGCTGCGTGTTGCCCTTGCGGCGCGTGCCGGCCGGGGCCTTGGCGACCCGCGCCTGCTCCTCTCTGGCCGCCCGGCTACACGCCTTGCAGCAGTATTGGCGCTGCTCCCACTTCTTGATACCCTCGTTCGGATACTGCACAACCTCGCTGTTGCAGCGCTTGCACGGCTTACGGCGCCTTTCGCTCGCAGGTTTTGCCTGCCATCCTCTCGACAATTGGTCGGCGGCAGCCAATCGCTGGCACTCGGTCGAGCAAAACTTCTTGGCCGCGTAGGACTTCGGGCCTTCGTCTGGCCGCGCCGTTACGAGCTTGTCGCAATTGGGCCGAGCACAAGGCTTTGACTTAGCCGCCAGCGCTTCGCGTTTAGCTCGGCGCACAGCAACCGAGCAGTCCCAGCAGCAGTAGCGGCGGGCCTCGAACTCCTTGGCGCCGTGGCCGTGGCGCTCGTGGATGAGTTTCGGGCATAGAGAATTGCCGCACGGCTTCGACCGCATCAGCCAGCCTCCTGCCCGTGCCGAAACGACCGAGGCACGCCCGCGAGCTGCGCCTGCTCGACCATCTCCTCGCAAAGGTCATCCATGGCCGCGGCGTGGCCGTAGGCCCACGCTACCGCGAGGAACCAGGAATCGAACGGGTTCCGGCTTGCCGACACACCGAGCACGGCTGCTTCGTGGCCCATCCTCTCGGCCTGGTAGATGGTGGCCGCTGGCGGCTGAGTATTCTGTCTCATTGTTCGTCTCTCCCTTCGGCTCAGGGCCGCAGTGGCGGGAGCCCTTGATGGAGGACCACCACGGCCCTGAGCGGAGGGGAGAAAGTGCGGCCGAGCCGGAGCCCGGCCGCCAAGTCGGATCAGGGAGGCAAATGCTGGCATCGCCAGCGGTGAGCAGCCGACCGTGTCGGACCGGGCAGCCGGCTGCTCACCGTTGGCGACGTGAGAAAGGCGGGGGCACACGAGGCCCCCGCAATTGTCATGACACGATCTCGCCCCAAGGGAGAGGGCGCCGCAACGCAAACCGGCATCCAGTCGGCGCCGGTATCCAGCCCGCTGCGGCAGGCTGAAGCTCACTGTCAGGCGGCCGGCGTCTCGGGGGCCGGCTGGTCGGAGACCTCGACCCTGGTGCCGGCGAACACGACTCCTTCACCGACCACCTTGCAGACCACGGTGTCGGTGATGACCTCGTCGCCGTTCTGCGCCGTCCATGTGACGGTGGCGGTCCCGGCCTCGCCGGGCGTCGGCACGAAGTACGCCTGCGAGGCGTCACCATCCTCGCTGGCCATCTCCAGCGTCCCGATGCTGTCCGGGTCGTTCAGCTCAAAGCCCACCTGCAAGTCCACGTCCTTGCCGCTGAGCCGGCCCTGAAAATCCGGGTCGATTAGCACGCGCTGGTCCGAGCGCAGTTCGACTTCGGCCATTTCCTGTCTCCTGGCTGTCCGGCTACTGCCGGGTTGGTCGCTCACGATGAGCTTCACGATGGCGGTGACCGGCTCCGGGCCAGCCTCGCGCTCCCGGAGCCGCAGGGCATTGCTGACCGCGCGGCGCATGCCGTCTGGCTCGCCCTCGAAGTCGATGCGAAGACGCTCGGTCATGCGGCCTCCCGCTGCTGTTGGGCGAGGAAGGCGCGGCCGATGTATTCGCTGTATGCCGGAGGAATAGCCTCGGCTGTCTCCTCCTTGGTCATCCAGTCGATGCCGATTGCCTCACGCCAGACCCGCAAGCTGTTGCTGCCGTGTCCGCCGTGTCCGGCGCACGTCACGAAGCCGCCGCCGTTCTTCACGCGCCCGCGGAACGGCAGACCCGGCTGCATGGCCCACCAGCCGCCAAGCTCGAAATGCCGCTGGCGACAGACCTTGAGACCGAACATCTCGCCGCGCAGCACCAAGTCGGGCCGGACCGGCGCGTTCGGGACGTTCTCGATCACGTAAGGGACGCCGCCGGTTTCCAGCAGCCGGCGGGTAGGCTCGATCAGGTCTGGGTAGGTGCGGCCGGCGGCGATCCAGCGCTGGGAGCCGACCGAGTAGAACTGGCAGGGCGGTGAAGCCCACACGAAGTCGAAATCCTCCACCCGCACCGGCAGC